GGATTTTAAACTGACCCTTAAAATATTTTACGAATGAATTCTTTAATGCTTTACCAATTGTCTTTATATTAGCAAAAGCAAAGATACCACCTAAAAATGCCCCGAATCTAAAGAAAATACTTTTTTTACCTAGGAAACCTTTTTCTTCTTCCTTTTTTTCCTCTTTCTTTTTCTCTACATTTGTACTACCAATTTTTTTAATAGCATCAGATAACTCTCTTGCCCTTTCTTGTTCAATTCCTTCTTTTGATTTTAATCTTTCAAAATAATCACTGAACAAAGAATTAGTTTTGACTGTTTCATCTTTTACTCTGTCAACAGCATCTACAGTTTTTATTCCTGTGAAATGTGTAGCAACAAGGTGCTCTTGGTTCAAGCGACTCGTTGCTTTGTTTTGCTCCAAAAGTTTTTGAGTAACCATTTGCATATTTTGTTGAGTATTGTTTTCTGGTATTTCTGCCATTTTTATTTACCTATGAATTATTCTTTCGGTTTTCTTCTTCTTCTTTTTCAAGATGTTCTTTTAGTAATAACAAATATACTTCTCTTTCCCAAGGCATCATATTATCTAATTCAGTTAAACTATATTTATGATGTTGCATCAACGCGAAATTAGTTTGGTAATGATTCACTAAACTATCATGTGAGAGGCATACTAAAAAAAATCAGAAAGACCCTCCAATGTTAATTTGTTTTTATGATCACATTTTATACAGTTCCAATCAATTTCTTTCGTAAGTCTAGGAGAGTTTTCTAAGTATTCACCTACATTCGCAAACTGTTTACTTGTCATTGAATCTATAAATGCTTTTACTTCATCACGTGTCCATTCTGTTATTCTTTCGTCTGGCGTATTAACAGATAGGATACACTCCTCAACCATAGTCATTCCATATTCTGTTTCGCTTATTCCTTCTTTAAAGTTTTTTAAGAAAGCAGTATAAGAAGGATGTTTGAGTTCCATAGATATGTCGTCTGTAAGATTAATGATATTACTTATTTCTTTTTTTGCAGTAACTTCTGCGGTAGATATATCTATTGTAATTGCAGTTTCTGCCCCACAATCCTCTACTGAACATTTAGCATTTATTTCTGTAGTTTCACCTACTGACTTTGCACGTATTCTAGCAAATAGAAATTCTACATCATATGTTGTTAACATATTAGGATTGATATGTTCATTAACACAAGCAATAACAGTATCAACCATTGCTCTCATAGCAGTCTTTTCATCATTACTTTCAAATGCCTGTAATAAAACTTTTTCTTCTTTTACAAGATAAGGTCTATATGTAATTTTCTTTTTTGAAGAAGGTATTTCTGCTTCGTGCTTAATTGTATCATTTAAAATTGGTAGTGCCATAATATTATTTATTCTCCGTGTTTATAATATAAGTTATTTATAGTAAAATTAAAACAGTCCTCGTGCAAACTGTATTGCACCGCCAACTAATGCTTCCCCTAGTTGACTTGTTTTAACGTTTTGTCTGTTGGATTCCCAGTTAGTGTAAGATAATATAACTGAAACTTTTAATAAATTCGTATCTGCACTTAATGATATTTCTGTCAAAGATGTGGGAAAGGCATCTAGTAACTTACATTCATATATAACATCATCAGGTGTTATTGCGTCTAAGTCAAACTCTCCTTGCGCAAAATCTAGTGGACCGAGTCTAGGAAGTCTGCCTCTTATGCTTGAAGGTATCTTACCTGCATCAAACAGTTTCTTTTTAGCAATAGGGAAGGCAACACCTTTTCTAAGTTGTTGTATAACAACATCATCAGTATATTCGTTATGATAACCTATGTTTTTTGATTGTTGATTTATGACAAGGTCTTGCCAAGTTTCAAAATAATGTTTTGCCCCAAAATCATTTAGAAGATGGAATTGAAGTGTCACATCTCCAGATGTGTAACCATACCCAATCTTTCTTATTTCAAATCCTGAACGTTTTTCTGCTGTTAATATTTGTCTGTTTGGAAGAGAGCAATCTGTACAAAGTATTTCCATCTTTCTTCCGCTTGGTCCACCAAACCGAGTTAGGTCAGGCAACTTGACCTTGAACATATTGCCCATTGCCATACCACCGCCAGATGCTACTTCCGAAAGAAAATCGTCTATTCTTATTGCCATTTATTTACCCACTTAACATTGCTCTTGAATCTTTATACGCAGTGAGAGGATTAGGTATCTTCTCAAATTGTGCTATTGGAAGGAAAGTTGCGATTTCCCACTCCGGCGCAGGAACTCTGGCAAACTGACTTTTTACATGCGCAGTAAGATAGTGTTTAAAACAAGGTTTAAAATATCTCATACTACTCATGCTTTTTAGTCTATCGTATGTGATACTAAATTTAGCATTAGGAGATTTCTTACTTGTCGCAACTTCCATTAATGAGTCTAACATCTTCGCCCTTAGTATAGGAGGAAGGTAGTGAAGATTTAATCCATAAAAACCTTTCTCTGCTGGTCCAACTACAACAACCAAAGGAAACCTATCATAATAAGGTAACGTGTCTTTAGTCTTTGGGTCATAGAAAAACATCTGCATAGAACCAACGATTTCCTCTCCGCCTCTTTCGAGAGGGTCTTCCTTCATTAACTCTTTACGATTAATTCCACGTAAATCTCTTGCGCGTTGACGAAACCACTTACGCGATTCATCAGTACGAGGGTTTACTCCCGCTCGGAATGCCTCTCTTGATAGGGTATCGAATATCTTACTCATACGTCTATTTATACTATTTTTTACGACGTTTGAAAGGTTTTATTGGTTTTAATGGTTTGGTTGACTTAGGTATAATAGACTTCAGGGGTTCGTTCTTCTCAGTCCATATCACAAACTCCCAACCCCTGTCCTTGGCATATTCTTCTGCTGCTTCCCACTTATTCACGTTCTTAATATAAGTCAAACTTTCAGTAAGATATCTTTTTGTTCTGCGTCCACCTGTGGGGGGTCTAGTCTGCCCATCAGGTTTTATCTCTACAAGGAACGTCTTACCCTGTTTGGTCTTAAGTTTTAAATCCATAAAGTATCGGTGGTACTTCCTATCTACTTCATATAGATATGGTATAACGACTTCTTCAGATGACCACTTGATAATGTTGGGGTTGTCGTCACACCATTTGAAGGCATGTCTTTCCCAGAGAGAACGATAGATAACCTTAGTTGGGTCGCCTTCATACTTAGATGGATTTTTTACTGAATATCTTCCCGAATATGCCATAAAAACCTTATAAATAGACTTGACGAATATAAACTATTTAGTAGGAAACTAAGATGGCGCTGAAGAAAAAATTACCAGAATATAATTCCAAGGGAACTCCTGACAATAACTTTCGTTATCCCGAAGACCTACAATCAAGAAGTCAGAAAAGTTATATTCATATAGAAACTTACAAAGAAGACCCTCTTACACTTGGTTCGTTATTTAGAAATAATATCCCTAGTGAAGTTAAAAAAGATTTAGCAGATGCTGGAGGTTTTGTTGATGGATTGGCATCAACATTTATAAATTCTGGAGAAAACGCAGCAAATCGAGGCGCAGAGGGAGCGAGAACAGAAGGGATTGCTTCACAGTTAACTGATAGGGTTCGTTCTGCAGCAACAGTAATTCAGAATGCAGATTTTGAAGAAAAAATATTACAAACATCTGGAGAAAGAGCATTATTATATCTCCCTTTATCCGTCGTATTTCCAGATGGGGTTAGTTATGAAAACGCAGACTTAGGTAATGTGGGTGCGCTTGCAGAAAAAGCATTAGGTTCAGGAAGCAGTGTTGCTGGTGCGGTAATGGATATAGTAAAGGGTGGAGCAAAAACTTTAGTTGATGCTTTGAGCGGTAATCAACAGGGAGGAGCAGTAGGTTCACTTATAACTCAGATGGCACTAAAGAAATTGCCTAGCGATTTCGCTGACGCAGGTGCACTTCAAACTGCTCAAACATCACTCAGTAGGGTTACAACAAACCCTAATGCCCGTGTACTTTTCAAGGGTGTTTCTTTCAGAGAATTTACTTTTCAATTTAAACTTATTGCCTCTTCTAAGTATGAAGCAGAACAGATTGAAGGAATGATAAAATGGTTGCGAATAAATATGTATCCAGATACTATACCTCTTTTGGGTGTTTCTATGGGATATCAATTTCCTCCTAGGTTTATGATTAAAATGATGCATAGAGATGATACAGAATCAACCTCAAGAGAAATATTTAATAAAATAAAACCAGCATATTTAAAGTCTGTAAACACTACATATAACTCTACTCAACAGTCTTTTCATATTCATAATGACGGAAGTAAACCGAAACCATTTGAAGTTGATTTAACTTTATCTTTCCAAGAATCAAGACAGTTAGAACAAAAAGATATAAGAGAGGGTTACTAGTATGTCAACATCATATTTTAATAACTTTGATAATGTCGCA